CTAAAAGAAAAATCGGTGAAGGTAATAAGGGTAAAACTTATACGGCAGAATCATTAGAAAAAATGTCTGTTGCAGCCAAAAAAAGAAGTGTTGGTAAACCAAGTCCAATGGATGGTAAAAAACATACTGAAGAATCAAAACAAAAAATAGTTTCTTTTTTAACTGGAAGAAAACAATCAGAAGAAACAAAAAGAAAAAAATCAGAAAGTATGAAAGCTTTCTTTCTAAATAAATCACAGGACAAATTACAAGATGGCCAACACATTTAAATCAAATTGTTCAGCAAACATAGTTACAAGTGGTAATACAATTTACACTTGTCCGTCTGCTACACAAACCACATTAATCGGTATGACTTTATCTAATAAGTCAGCTGGTACTGTTACTGCAAACGTATTTTTAACACGTTCTGCGGTAGATTATTCTATTATATCCAACGCACCAATAATTACAGGGTCTACTCTCGTTCCTATTGGCGGAGACCAAAAAGTCGTTCTACAGGCTGCTGATGTTCTTAAAGTAACTACAAGCGCCAACGGTTCGGTGGACGTAATCGCAAGTTTACTGGAAATATCATAAAATGGCACTTACTAGAGTACAAACAGGTGTATTTGGTGTTACTGGCAGTGGTAATACTGCTGTGCAACTTAACTCTGCTATTGTTGAGAGTTCAAACACCATTTATTCAAATTACACATTGTCAACAGGACGAAACGGATACTCTGTTGGTCCAGTTACGATTCTAACTGGTAAATCAGTTACAATACCGACAGGTCAGAAATGGGTGGTTCTATAAAATGGCATTAATTAATACAACAACCACAGGTGTTCTTGGTTCAACATTTTATGCTGATGGAACTGGTTCTTTAACCATTCAACAAAATGGTGTGACCATTAATGAAATCAGTTCAACTGGTTTATTATATGGTAGATTAACTTCTATGACAGCGCAAGCGTCCACATCAGGTACAAGCATTGACTTTACTTCTATCCCATCATGGGTGAAGCGTGTTACTGTGCAATTTAGTGGTGTTTCTTTATCTAGTACCGCTAATATTCTTGTTCAACTTGGCATTTCCTCTGGCCCAGAAACAAGTGGGTATTCAAGTGTTAGTAGTTATTTCACAACCGCAACAGCCACACCTGCAACAAGTACGGCTGGTTTTGTAATTAACAATATTGCAACAGCAACTCAACTTATGAGTGGTCATCTTGTTTTAACATTACTTAATTCATCTACATATTTATGGGTTGCAAGTGGAACTTTTATTGGTACAGGAACGTATAACCAAACTGCAATTACGGGTGGTATTAAAACTTTAGCCGGAACGCTTGACAGAGTAAGAATTACATCAACCAGTACAGACACCTTTGACGCTGGCTCAGTCAATGTCCTGTATGAATAAACAAATAATGAATATATACAACAACAAAGGAACAGTTAGATGGCATTAGTTCTTAACGGTGATGGTAACATCACAGGGTTAACCGCTGGCGGTTTGCCAGATGCATCTGTTACTCAATCAGAATTAGCAGTTGGTGTTGCAGGTAATGGCCCTGCGTTTAGTGCATATGCAAGCGCCGCACAAACAATAACAAATAACACATTTACAATTATTAATGCAAATACAGAATTGTTTGATACTGCGTCTTGTTATAACAATACAGGTTCTACTGTTGGCAGTATTCCAGCATACTCATTCTTACCCAACGTAGCGGGGTATTACCAAGTAAATGCGGCTTGGTATGCGGCAACTTCTGCTAACGCAATTAATAGTGCGATATATAAAAATGGCGCTGTTTATCAACAGACAGCCGCAGCAGCTACCTCAGGCGGACAAGTTTTAGGTATAAATTGTTTAGTATATCTAAATGGTTCGTCAGATTATATTGGGTATTATGTAACGCAAGGACAAGGTTCTTCGTACACAACTATAGCCTCAAGGCCTGATTTGTATTATTTTGCCGCATCAATGGTAAGGAGCGCATGATGACACTTTACGACAAAATCAAAGCAATTTACCCGCAACTTGCTGATGTACATTTTGGTTTAGTTGGAACTATTCGATTGCAAAACGACAGCGATGGCCATGGTGATTACATTGCTAAATGGGAACATCCAACATTACAAAGACCAACTGATGAACAGTTGGCACAGATTACAGAATAAGGTATAACAAATGAGTGTATCATACGGTGGCGATAGTATAGTATTCGCAGACGGCTCAGTAAACTCCAGTGGTTTCATTGGACATAGAAACCGCATCATCAATGGTGCCATGGTGATTGACCAGAGGAATGCGGGGGCTGAGGTAAATCCTGCTGTTAATGGAAGTTATTATCTTGATAGATGGAGAGCGGCAACTAGTGCGGCATCTAAATTTAAGATTGGTCAAAATGCTGGTGCAGTAACCCCTCCAACAGGGTTTATAAACTATCTTGGTCTGACCTCCCTTTCTGCCTATACCGCTGGAGCGTCAGAAGTATTTGGCGTTTTACAAATAATTGAGGGGCTTAATGTTGCTGATTTAGGTTGGGGGACTGCATCAGCCTCTACAGTCACATTATCTTTTTGGGTTCGTTCTAGTTTAACAGGAACATTTGGTGGGTCATTAAGAAATTCAGCAGTAGATAGGTCTTATCCTTTTAGTTACACAATTAATGCCGCTAACACATGGGAGCAAAAAACTGTAACGATAGCTGGGGATACATCTGGAACTTGGCTTACAACCAATGGAATTGGTATAAATTTAACTTTTAGTATTGGCTCTGGCTCAACACTTTCTGGAACTGCTGGTGCATGGGCGTCAGCTAACCTCACCTCAGCCACAGGCGCAACTAGCGTAGTCGGCACAAACGGCGCTACTTTCTACATCACAGGCGTCCAGTTGGAAAGAGGTTCAACTGCATCATCTTTTGAATATCGCTCATATGGTGCTGAGTTGGCTTTGTGTCAACGGTATTTTGAAAAGTCATTTGATATTGGTACAGCCGTAGCGCAAAACTCAGGAACTTTTAACGGAACTTCTGTAGCACCATCACCAGGAACATTAAGTGGTATGTCTTTTGGAGAAACAAGATATAAAGTAAATAAAAGAAATGCAGCAACAGTCACTTTTTACAATCCGGCCGCGGCAAATGCTTTTGCAAGAGACCAAAACGCTAATGTAAACTGTACCGCCACATCAGCGTGGATGGCGGGAGAAAGTTCTTTTGGAATAACGGCTTCTACTGGTTCCGGCTCTGGTGTAACAAACAGAGTTGCTGTCCATTGGTCTGCTGATTCGGAGTTATAAAATGTATAAATTAACACAACAACCAAACATTATTCAACGATTATCTGATAGCGCATTTATTCCTTTTGACCAAGCCAACAGAGATTACCAAGAATACTTAGAGTGGCTTGCTGAAGGCAATACTCCAGAACCAGCTGACGAACAGAACTAAATACAGTATAAACAAAGTAAATTAAAAGGTGAACTAAAATTTCTTACTTAGGATCCAATCTTCAGACCGGAGACCCAACCAGAACTATCGCACAACCATTAGATGCAGATAGATTCTCTGGTAATGCTTCAACTACAAGTTTTACTTTAACAAGAGCAGTTGGCTACCCAACAGACATTGAAGTATTTGTTGAGAACATTCAGCAAGAACCAATAACAGCTTATACTGTTAACAGCACTACCCTGACATTCACAGAGGCACCACCAACAGGTACAAACAATGTTTATGTTGTTTACAAACAATCAACTAATAACGCACAAGTAACTCTTGCCGATGGTTCTGTTACCTACGCAAAGTTAGCAAACAATATCCGTTTGTTTACTTCTGATAATCTTACACCAAACGGCAATAATTCAGTATTTACTTTGAGTGAACCACCTGCGGATGCAAACACAGTATTCGTAACAGTTGATGGTGTCGTTCAAAGAGCACCAGTACACTATACAACATCTGGTACTACAATCACATTTACTTCTGCACCACCTGCACTTTCTAATGTGCATGTGAGGCATTTAGGTTTCAGAACATCAACAACAGTAACAGCAATTCCAGTTGGCACATTTATTCCACAGCCAAACATTGCAACGCCAACGATTACTGGTAATGTAAGTATTTCTGGTAGTATTATTCCTTCTGCAAATACCACACACGATTTAGGTTCTGCATCCTTCCGTTGGTCAAACATCTATACTGGTGACTTACACTTGTCTAACGAAGGCAAGGTAGATGGCAACATGGTAGACGGAACAAAAGGTAACTGGACTGTCCAAGAGGGAGAACAGAGTTTGTTTTTAATTT